CAGACACAGCATTCTCTGCACAGCATCCAGATGGAGGAAACGACATCTCTGCTGGTTATACACAGAATGAAGGTGCTACAACTAACGCAACAGTTGGTTTCGGTACAACTGGTGGTACTCAGGCATCAAATCCTTCAGCACTTAACCCATCATCTGGTACACCAGATACAACTGCTGCAGCATACCCAGTTGGTCGTGGTATGGATACAGAGGATTCTGAAGCACTAGGTACAACTGGTAATGCATTCAACGAGATGGCATTCTCAATCGAGAAAGTTACCGTTACTGCTAAAACCAGAGCACTAAAGGCAGAGTACAGTTTAGAACTTGCTCAAGACCTTAAGGCAATCCACGGATTGAACGCTGAAGCAGAATTAGCAAATATCCTTTCAACAGAGATACTTGCTGAAATCAACAGAGAAGTTATCAGATCAATCTATAAGGTTGCAAAACCCGGTGCACAAGCAAACACTGCTACTACAGGTAGATTTGACTTAGACGTTGACTCAAACGGAAGATGGTCAGTTGAGAAGTTCAAAGGACTTATTTTCCAGATGGAAAGAGAAGCAAATGCGATTGCGCAAGAAACAAGACGCGGGAAGGGTAACATGATCCTTTGCTCTGCTGACGTTGCTTCTGCATTAACAATGGCAGGTGTACTTGACTACACTCCAGCACTTAATGCTAATCTTAACGTTGATGACACAGGTAATACATTTGCTGGTGTTCTTTCAGGTAAGTATAGAGTCTACATTGACCCATTTGCTAACAACGTACCAGCTGCTGAACAGTATTTCGTTGTAGGTTACAAAGGTACTTCACCATATGATGCAGGATTATTCTACTGCCCATATGTACCTCTACAAATGGTAAGAGCTGTTGGACAAGACACATTCCAGCCAAAAATTGGTTTCAAAACCAGATATGGTATGGTTGCTAACCCATTCGCAGAAGGCACAGCACAAGGTCTTGGTCGTCTTTCAGTTAACAGTAACCGTTACTACAGAAGAGTTACAGTTGCAAACCTCATGTAATCCTCATTACATATTTTTTCAAGAGACTCCTTCGGGGGTCTCTTTTTTTTTGTTAAATATATCAGTTATTAAAATAAAATGCCTAATAGTAGTAATCATCATAGGCATAAACAATCTGATTCTTTATATGCACATTTCAGTTCTGTTGATGAGTTTAATACGGAATTGTATCCGAATCTTAAATTAACAAACCCAATATATTTTAAGTTAGAAAAAGGTCAGTCAATATACATTCCTAAAGGTTGGTGGCATTGGATAAAGTCAACCACTAAAAGTTTTGCAGTTAATTATTGGTTTTCAAATATTAATAAATTAGATCCTTTTATTTTTGAATATGAATTTGAATTAGATATTAATAAATTAAATAATCAAGATGTTTATATTTGGAACTCATTAAAGTATGATGAGTATTTTTTAGAGGATACATTTGAAAACTTTTACAATTCAGGCTTAGATAATAGATATGTTTTAACCTTAAGTAATTATGCGAATGGAGAAAATAATTCTAACATAAAAAATTTTATTAAACCTTATGTAAATTTTCCTAATCATGATAGATTACGATACAATAAATCATTTGACTTTAATGTATGGATTTCAAGTGGTAAACACGATACAGGACTTCATTACGATGATGAGGATGGAGTGCTCACATTACTTGAGGGATCAAAAGATATAACTTTGTTCCCTCCCAGTGATTCAGATAATCTATATGCATATGATACAAAATATTCTTGGAGAAAAAAATCAGCCACTAATTTTTTATATAACTCGTTTGATATTCGTGAATCTTTAACTGGTATATCATCCTCTGAAATTTTATTTAAAACCTGTGATGGAGATGTGCGTGTGCTTAGTAATATATCAAGACTTTTTGAAAAATATGGTCACAATCTTGTGTGGGGATTTAAAAAAAGTGGTAATAATTATCGATGGGAAATTTACAAATATAATTTACAACAAAATCCAATAATAACATCTTGGGATCTGTATGAAAATACATATGAAATATCAGATGTTGAGCATTATTATTTTAAAGAAAATGCTGATACACCATTAGGCTTGCCATTCTGGGGAGTAAGTAAATTTAAAGAAGATGGTGATTTGTATGAAGAGAGTAAAATATTTGTTTTAGATCAATATATACCATTCAAAGAAAATTATGATTTTTATATGAAAAAATTAGGTTATGAAGATATAAGCGATAAATTCAAAAATATTATTTTAGAAAAATATAAATGTTATCAGATATGTATACACAATAAAACCGATAAACAAATTTTTGTACAGTACCTTGGAATTTCTAATGAAGATTTTTTAAGTTTTTTAAACTTAAACAACTATCCTAACCATTTAATAAATTTTATAGAGAAACAAGTGAGTTTAGATAATTACAAAATTAATAATGAAATCACGATAGTTTACGCAACAGATACTCAAAAAGTTGTAAGAACTGGATTTTATGGTAATATATAAATATTAAAAAATTATTAACGATGATTATCTTCTCATTTATATTATCATTATTTGCTAACCATTTACCTGTGATGTATGTACAGGTTCCTCAATGGGCAGATGATTGGGCAGTTTGTGCTGTAGATATACCTGATGCCAAGTGTCATTGGTATGTTGTGGCTCCTGATAACACATTTGGTGAAGGATTTGATTGGGAAGAGGCACCTTGGTTTGATGTAAACGGATTAAATGATGTTGCACCAATGCAAGCAAAAAGCGTAGTAGAAAAATTACAAGAGAGACAGTAGGTATAAACTCGTAGGCATAAATTTTTGTTACTAAGTATCCGTAAATACATACTTTATTTGCTAAATAATTATGTCATTGCGGAGAAAACAATGCACTAAAACCCCTCTATATTATGGGATAAAAAATTAGTCATCAGGTCAAGTAATGCACAATTTAATTTCATTTAATCAGTTGGCGAGTTCAAAATATGAACCAAGCAACGATTTAATCGAGGAATACTACGAGTGTTTGATCGAATGTGATGACGATCAAAATATATGTAAACGCATTTGCAGAGAAGTATTTACCTAAAACTTTGTACGCTGTTTTGAAAGGGGAGGGCAACCTCCTTTTTTTTGTCTTCGTATAAATACCTATATGAAAGATAAAAAAGCAGCCAAGTTAATCATCAAGAGAGCAAAGAAAAATCCATACATATATTCACAAGCGGATATTTTCTACGCAAAAAAAGTTAAAAAACTAGAGGAAGATGCCTTATCACATCAAGAAACCAAGTCAACTTAACCCCTCTGTAGATGTTTACTACATAGGTGACAGAAGATGGTCTGACAACTATAATGTAAGAAAGCAGTACACAAACAATCCAACTTACTTAACTAATAACACCAATGGAAAGAATGGTGGTTGGAAAGGATGCACTGTTGTTTCCGAATAACTAAATAATTAAAAATATTAGTGTCATGAAGCAGTCACCAAGACAATTAAAAGAAGCACATAAGGCCTATGAGAAGGTAGTAAATTACCTTGTCAATGAAAATTATGCTTCAAATAAACAGGACGCTGATGCCATTATTGGTGGTATGAGTGAAGAGTGGTATCACATGATCCTTAATGATTCAGTTTCTTGGTAATATGAAAAATTTAGACCAGTTTCTGGATGAGGCACAATCAGCGAAGTGCCCAAAAGGTTACAGATACGATGCAAAAATAAAAAGTTGTGTTCCCTCAAAACGATTTAAGTATTATCCAAGTTTTGGTGGGAGATATTATCGTGGCGGTGATAATCGTTCAGATAGTGGTAATGGCAATGGTAATGGCAATGGAGGAAATGGAAATGGTCACGGTGGTGGTAATGGCAATGGTGGCAATGGCGGTGGCAACGGTGGTGGCAACGGTGGAGGTGGTAATGGAGGAGGTGGAGGAGAATGAAAACTCTTCAACAGTTCCTTGAATCATCTAACCCTAGAATACCTAGAAAGAAAGGACAACCAGCAAAATCTAAAAAACATTCAGACTTATATACAGATGAAGATCCAAAAGGCACGATACATGGACTCGGATTCAAAGATGAATCAACAGCGAGATCCAGTGTTGCAAAGATTAGAAAATCAAATAGATCTCATGCTCACAAGATTCAGGCAGCAATCGCAATGGAGCAGCGAGCACGGGTGATGGGTAAATCTGCTGAAGCAGCAATTTATCGTAAATTTATTAATTCAATGAAGAAGAAAACTAAAAAATGACCTCATCGACTCGTGGGCCGCTTGCCGGACAAATTGCTAATCGTAATTTTCTCTCACCTGTAGGGTTTAAGTTTTCTCTTGCAAAATTTCCTAAAATAACATTTTTTTGTAATTCTGCACTGATACCGGAGATAACTTTAGGAACTTATCAGCAACCATCTTACTTAAAAAATATAGATGTTCCCGGTGAAAAATTAACATATGGTGATTTGGATATTCGTTTCTTGGTTGATGAGAATATGGAAAACTATATGGCAGTTCATAACTGGTTAACTGGCTTAGGATTTCCAGAGACACCACAACAGTTTATTAATAAAACAACAGATTCGGATGGTATTCGTGACTTGGAGGAACAGTTTTGTGATGGAGGACTTCATATTTTAAATAGTAATCTTCGTGATGTAGCAATCGTTAAATTTAAAGACCTTTTTCCAGTATCTTTAACATCTCTAAGTTTTGATGCGACAGAGACAGATATCAACTACTTTACAGCTAGTGCATCTTTCCGCTATACTGTGTATAATATAACTGATACTTCTGGCAACTTGCTATGAATCTTGATAAAATTCAGGAGATGTGGGAGCGTGATGCTGTCATTGATCCTGATAACCTACATGATGAGTCA